AGTGACACTAATGATGGCGACGAGCTTGTTATTGAGATGCCGCTGACAGGGTTCACTCCTGAAAAGCTTGATAACCTTGCTAAACTGGTCACCGCAAAGGAATCACTACTCAAGGCAGCATTAGGTGCCCCAGATTTGCCCATTCAGCAGACAGAAAACACTCTCCGATTCCCGTGGTTCAAAGGAAACTTAGACAGCGATTCGGTTCACGCTTATACCACACTAATAGCGAAGCTCTGTGAAACGGCAAAAGAAAAGCAGCGAGTCAGTGCCAAAGAACGTGAGGTTGATAATCCAAAGTACGCCATGCGCTGCTGGCTACTCTCCCTCGGCTTTATTGGTGACGAATACAAGGTTAGCAGGAAAATCCTGCTGAAAAACCTCTCCGGCAGCAGCGCATTCAAATATCCGAAAGGTAGTGCATGTGATGAGAAATAGATTCCCTTCAAGAGAAACCGTCGAACGCATTCGAGCTCAATATCCCGTCGGATGCCGTGTGGAACTGGTAAAAATGGATGACATACAGGCACCGCCAGTTGGCACTAAAGGCACTGTCACCGGTGTGGACGACATTGGCTCCATAATGGTTTCTTGGGACAATGGCAGCTCGCTTCATGTCGTATATGGCGAGGATATCTGCCTTAGAATTAATGAGTAATATACACACATCCTGAAAAGCGGAGGAACAACATCATGACAGAAAAGCAAATTAAGCAAATTGAGAATCAAATCCCGAAAGGCGAACAAATCGACAGAATGTACAGAGCCTTTGAAGGCGATATTCGGGTTATCACCAAAAATGCTGATGGATGTGAGACGCGCTACAGCCTAAGCTTTGATTCCGTCGGAAACGTAAGTATAAAAAAATTCTGATACCTCAGAGCTATAAAAAGATGAGAACAGTGCCGGAACGGCTCTGTTTCTCGTACAGATATATTTAGAAGGCTTGCTTAGGCAGGTCATTTTTTATGCCATTTTGAAAGGAGGCGACTGTTATACGGAAACTCAAGAAATACACACCGACTCGATTTATGGCCAAAGATTCTGTTTACTGCAAGGAAGCTGCTGACTATGCTGTCGCTTTCATTCAGGCCTTGCGTCATACCAGCGGCATATGGGATGGTCAGCCTTTTGAACTTATAGATTGGCAGGAACAGATCATACGGGATGTATTTGGTGTTTTGAAGCCAAACGGATACCGTCAGTTTAATACAGCATATATCGAAATACCAAAAAAGAATGGAAAGTCAGAGCTTGCTGCAGCAGTTGCGCTTCTATTAACTTGTGGTGATGGTGAAAAACGCGCTAAGGTATATAGCTGTGCTTCGGATAAAAACCAAGCGAAAATTGTGTTTGATGTTGCTATGGCGATGGTGCGTAAATCACCGGCATTAACTAAGCGGGTCAAGATTACTGAATCGACAAAGACCCTTGTATATATGCCCACGGAGAGTACTTATCAGGTACTTTCAGCGGACGTGGCGAATAAACATGGCTTCAATACACATGGTGTTATTTTCGATGAGTTACACACACAGCCCAATAGAAAGCTGTACGATGTGATGACCAAGGGCAGCGGAGACGCCCGAATGCAGCCGCTGTATTTCTTAATTACTACAGCTGGCGACAATACAAACTCTATCTGCTATGAGGTGCATCAAAAAGCACTGGATATACTTTCGGGACGCAAGACGGATCCGACGTTTTATCCTGTAATATTTGGAGCTTCGGAAACAGATGACTGGACTGATCCAAAGGTATGGAAAAAAGCAAACCCTTCACTTGGTATCACAATAGGAATAGACAAGGTAAAAACTGCTTGTGAAAGTGCCAAACAGAATCCAGCCGAGGAGAACAGCTTTCGACAGCTTCGTCTGAACCAGTGGGTAAAACAGGCCGTACGATGGATGCCGATGGACAAATGGGATGCCTGCGCTTTCAGCGTTGACCCGGAAGCCTTACGAGGCCGCGTTTGCTATGGCGGGCTTGACCTCTCCTCATCCACTGACATCACAGCTTTTGTGCTGGTCTTCCCGCCATTGGACGAGAATGATAAATACATTATTTTACCGTTTTTCTGGATACCAGAAGACAACATTGACCTGCGAGTTCGGCGTGATCATGTGAATTATGATCTATGGCAGAAGCAAGGTTTCCTAAAAACCACTGAGGGCAATGTCGTTCATTACGGATACATTGAAAAGTTCATTGAACGGCTCGGCGAGAAATACAACATCCGCGAAATCGCCTTTGACCGCTGGGGCGCCGTTCAGATGGTGCAGAACCTCGAGGGCATGGGCTTCACGGTCGTTCCGTTCGGGCAGGGATTTAAGGACATGAGTCCACCCACAAAAGAACTCATGAAACTAACTCTGGAGCAGAAACTTGCCCACGGCGGCCACCCGGTGCTGCGCTGGATGATGGACAATGTGTGTATTCGCTCAGATGATGCAGGAAACATCAAAGCCACCAAGGAAAAATCCACAGAAAAAATAGACGGGGTTGTTGCTACGATTATGGCGCTTGACCGTGCGATTCGCTGTGGAAATGACAATGGCGAGAGTGTATATGACAAACGCGGTCTACTTATTTTTTAGCAAAGGAGAGTGATGTCTATGGGAATCTTTCATGGAATATTCAAGGCGCGTGACAAACCTAAAAATACGCTTGGCGGCAGTCGGTACAACTTCTTTTTTGGGAGCACAAGCTCGGGAAAGCCGGTTAACGAGCATACTGCCATGCAGATGACGGCGGTCTATTCCTGTGTGAGGATATTGTCCGAAACGCTAGCGGGTCTGCCGCTACATGTATATAAGTACAACGACAGCGGCGGCAAAGAGAAATATCTGAAACACCCTTTATATAAACTGCTCCATGACGAGCCGAACCCTGAGATGACTTCATTTGCGTTCCGGGAAACGCTGATGAGTCATCTTTTGTTATGGGGCAATGCTTACGCACAGATTATCCGAAACGCCCGTGGTGAGGTCATCGCCCTATATCCTCTTATGCCGAACAAAATGACAGTTGACCGCGACAGCAAAGGCCGCTTGTTTTACCTTTACACCCACACTAGTGAAGATACACCTACTCTCGGCGATAACAGCCAGGTCTATCTCACGCCGTCCGAAGTTCTGCATATTCCGGGGCTGGGCTTTGACGGACTTATTGGCTACTCACCGATAGCTATGGCTAAAAATGCAGTGGGACTCGCTATCGCGACCGAAGAATACGGCGCGAAGTTCTTTGCAAACGGAGCTGCGCCGGGCGGCGTGCTTGAACACCCAGGCACCATCAAAGACCCGCAAAAGGTCAAGGATAGCTGGAATGCCGCCTACCAAGGCTCGCAAAATGCGCACCGTGTGGCCGTTCTCGAAGAAGGCATGAAGTATCAGCCGATAGGCATCTCGCCCGAGCAGGCACAGTTTTTGGAAACCCGGAAGTTTCAGATAAACGAAATTGCCCGCATTTTCAGAGTGCCGCCCCATATGCTCGCCGACTTGGAGAAATCCTCCTTCAGCAACATCGAGCAGCAGTCGCTTGAGTTTGTAAAGTACACCCTCGACCCGTGGGTAGTTCGCTGGGAGCAATCCATGTGCCGTGCCTTGCTTACGGAAAGCGAAAAGCCGACCGTATTCATCAAGTTTAATGTGGACGGCTTGCTTCGAGGCGACTATGTGTCCCGCATGAATGGATACGCAACCGCAAGGCAGAACGGATGGATGAGCGCAAACGATATCCGTGAGCTTGAAAACCTCGACCGCATTCCGGCGGAGCTTGGAGGCGATCTTTACCTCATCAACGGCGCGATGACCAAATTACAGGACGCTGGCGCGTTCGCAGTAAACAGCGAAGCAAATTCTACAAGATTGGAGGAAACCGAATGAAGAAATTCTGGAATTGGGTGTGGGATGAGGAATCAGGCACCCGAACGCTATACCTTGACGGCGTGATCGCAGAAGAGTCATGGTTTGATGATGATATCACCCCTAAGGCTTTCAAAGCTGATTTGGATGCCGGTGAGGGTGATATTGTTATTTGGCTCAATTCTCCCGGCGGCGACTGTGTCGCCGCGAGTCAGATTTATGCCATGCTCATGGATTACAAAGGCAAGGTCACGGTCAAGATCGACGGCATTGCTGCATCGGCAGCGAGTGTCGTGGCGATGGCGGGAACCAAAGTGCTGATGGCTCCTACCGCTCTCATGATGGTGCACAACCCGCTGACAATCGCTATCGGCGACAGCGAGGAGATGCAGAAAGCTATCGCCATGCTCTCAGAGGTAAAGGAAAGCATCATCAATGCCTATGAAATCAAGACCGGGCAGTCCCGTGCTAAGCTCTCCCACCTCATGGATGCCGAAACATGGCTAAATGCCAACAAAGCGATAGAACTCGGCTTTGCGGACGGTATTCTGGAGGATGAAAAAAAGCGGGTGCAAACAGAAAATATCACCTATGCTTTCAGCCGCCGGGCTGTAACAAATTCCTTGCTGGACAAAGTGAATCCCAAATTGCCGAGACAAAAAACAAGCACCCCGACCGCCGCCAAAGCCACTCCTGCGGAATGGCTTGAGAAACGGCTTTCTTTAATTTCTCACTAATTTAAAGGAGGAAATACAATGAGTAAAATTCTTGAATTGCGCGAGAAGCGCGCAAAAGCATGGGAAGCTGCTAAGGCCTTTCTTGATGCCAAGCGTGGCGCGGACGGTATGGTATCGGCCGAGGATACCGCTACCTACGACAAAATGGAAGCCGATGTTGTGGCACTCGGCAAGGAAATTGAACGGCTTGAAAAACAGGAAGCTATTGACCGCGAGCTTTCAAAGCCGCTGAACACGCCTCTCACAGCCAAACCCGCTGTACCCGGTGCAGACGCAAAAACAGGCAGAGCCTCGGATGAGTACAAGAAGGCATTTTGGAACGTGATGCGTTCTAAAAATCCGCATTACGACGTAGTCAACGCCCTGCAGATAGGGACCGACAGCGAAGGCGGTTACCTTGTGCCGGATGAATTTGAACGCACGCTCGTTCAAGCTTTGGAAGAAGAAAATATCTTCCGTAAGCTGGCGAAGATCATTCAGACATCCAGCGGCGACCGCAAAATACCGGTGGTGACCACACACGGTTCCGCCTCCTGGCTCGATGAAGAAGAACTCTATCCCGAAAGCGATGAGGTATTCGGCCAGACATCTATCGGAGCATACAAACTCGGTACCTTCATCAAGGTATCCGATGAGCTGCTAAACGACTCGGTCTTCGACCTGCAGAGCTATATCAGCACCGAATTTGCACGCCGTATCGGATCTAAAGAAGAGGAAGCCTTCTTTGTAGGCGACGGCTCCGGTAAACCCACGGGTATTTTCGCTGCGGTGGGAGGCGCACAGCTTGGAGTCACTGCAGCCAGTGCGACCGCGATTACAGTGGATGAGATTCTCGACCTCTTCTATTCCTTGAAATCCCCTTACCGTAAGAAGGCTGTATTCGTGATGAACGACTCCACGGTTAAGGCAATTCGCAAACTGAAGGACGGTCAGGGTCAATACCTGTGGCAGCCTTCGTTGACCGCAGGCACCCCCGACACCATCCTGAACCGCCCTGTCTACACCTCGTCATATGTACCGGCAATTGAAGCGGGCGCTAAAACCATTGCATTCGGTGATTTCGGATACTATTGGATTGCTGATAGACAGGGGCGCTCCTTCAAACGTTTAAACGAGCTGTTCGCTACTACAGGACAGGTAGGTTTTATGGCTACCCAGCGTGTGGACGGCAAATTAATTCTGCCGGAGGCTATAAAGGTTCTCCAGCAGAAAGCGTAACGGAGGTGCCGTATGAGCTATAACGCAAAGAACTACACCGAACAGGGCGGCGATAAAACCGTCATTGGTGGTACGCTGGAAATTAAGGAGGGGGCCTCGGTAACGGGGCTTACCTCCACCGCCGCACCCGCTTCTGAAACGGCTCTCGGCGGAATAAAAGCTGCCCCCGCCGGCGAGGGTGATACCGTCGAAGTTAAAATCGGTGAAGATGGCAAGCTGTATGCCCCAGCATATCCGACCGCTGCTACGGA